TGGTGAACGCATACGTGATGAATTTATCAAGGGTTTGAAATCAGCTAAATTAGAAAACCATTTCTTTGAAATGCTTAACAAATATGGTTTGTTTGAATGGATATTTAAAGGCTTGGAATTTGATTCAACAATAGGTAGAGTTAGCTACGAATACAACCATGATGATTACATCGTTTTGTTGGCAACGCTTTTAAAGAAAAACAACGTAGATTTGTTGAAGAAAACCCTTAACAAATTGAAATACTCTGTTGATGAAATCAAAGCAATTACATTCCTTATTTCAATGCTTAGTTTAGACGTTGATACTGGTGTAAGTCTTAAAAGACAACAACAACATGCTGGTGTTACCGAAAGCCAAATTTTAGATTTCTGTTTAAATGAAAACATGAACGGTCAATTGTTGGACGGTTTCTTAGAATTTAAGCTAAGTGTAACTGGTCAAGAAGTTATGGATACGCTAGGTTTAAAAGAAGGCCCAGAGTTAGGCAAAGCTATATTGAGGTTAGAAACTGAAAATTTTAAAAAAGTATTATTAATCTCATAAACAAGACTTTATTTCTTTTTAGTAATGCCATATATTTATAGCATATTATTATACTTATATGGCAAAATACTTAGTTACCTTCAATGACCAAATTAATGATATTGAAATTAATGGGTTTAGATTAATGACTGAAAAAGAAGTTGAATCTCTTGAAGATTTAGCTGCAAGCATAACTTGGAATTTCACTTATCCACTTGCAAATATCGAATTAGAATACACAAGCGGTGACGATTATCTAGATAGACTTGAATTTAAAGAAATCACCAATGAAGAGCATAAATCACTTAAAAAAATATTTAACGGAAGCTTTGGTGTCTTTATAGGTGAGGATTATTTGGAAACACTTATTGATGATGTAGATTCATTTGATAATGAAGATGACTTCGATGATGAAGATGACTTCGAAAGTGATGACTTCGAAAGTGATGACTTCGATGATGAAGATGATTATTAATGAAAAAGTTATTAATCTTATTTACCCTCTTATTCCATCAAGTAAGTTTTTCACAAAAGGTAGTAATTGATAGTGCTGCGTTTACCATATATCATAAAAATTTAACGTTTTATTTAGATAAAGACACGGCCTCTTTTATCAGCGTTCAAATTTTTAATTATAAAGAGATAGTAAATTTAGATGGTGTTAGAAGCAATAAATGGCATAAGGAAAAACCCTATGGCCCTTATAATAAAAATGCTTATGTTCATACTGGTTATGATTTAGGACACCTAACACCATCTAATATTACATCATATAATGATAGTCTTAATTATCATTCATTCAGCTTCTTCAATCAAGCACCACAATTAGCCGCCTTCAATAGAGGTAAATGGGCCCAATTAGAAAGTAATGTTGAAACCCTTATAAAAAATAAAAAAAATAATCTGATTATTATTACTGGTGTAATATACAATAATAACAATAAAGAATATTTAACCAATTCTAGAATCAAGATACCAATTTCATTTTATAAGATTCTTGTTTTTTCCGATGGAACAACCAAGGCTTGGATTGCATCAAATTCAAATGGGTTATTGGTTCTCACCAATGTTAAAACAATTTTAGATATCGCAAGACAACATAATAATATATTAAGTATAAAAATTTTTAAATAAATTATTATATTTATAATTAAAGAATAGTTATGAAAAAAATACTACTAAACGAAACCGAAAGAAAGGTTATTATACTTGAAAGAGAAAAAGCTATTGTTGAATCATTTGCAAAAACATTTAATAAAATTAAACGAATTGATGAGAATGATTTAGAAGATTATGAAGCTGTTTCTAGAAGTGTTGAATATGGCATCAACCCTTATCAAGACCAACCAGAAATGCAAAACACCCCTAGTTTTGATGAAATAAATTGGGATAAAAATGATTATGAGATTGAAGAAATCATAGACCCACCTTATACCGCTGATGGTACTATGTTTGGAGAGTTAAATGGTAAAAGATATTCTGTTAGTGTTACACTTAACAATATTGGTGGTGGTGATTGGGAAGTTACTGACATAAATGACAAAAACGATATTTACGACAGTAACTAAAAATAATTAAAATAAATTTGCATATATCAAAATCATTTAGTACCTTTGTACTATAATTAAAAAAAAAGAAAAAAAAAGTTTTAAAAAGACTTGACATTATTAAAAAAATGTTGTACCTTTGTATAACTTTTAATAAAAACAGTATATTTATTTAGAAATGAGGCTTAGGCCACAATAAAAAGAAACCATGAGGAATTCAAACATACATATAAATTCGATTAGCATGTGGAGACGTAATAGTAATCCATTTGAGTCGGCTATGTCTGTGAATTTCTTTGATGATTTTTAAAATCTAAAAAGATATAATAACGAACAACCCGACTCCTCAAAAAAGTCGGGTTTTTTATTTTAATGAAATGACTGAAGAAAGACTATCAAAATTAGGTGTTGTAAAAGCTAAACAGCTTACCAAAAATTTTGATGAACTTTATGAGGTCTACAAAAAGAAAGCTGTTGAAGCTGGATATCTTGGTGAACTTAGGTTCATCAAGGAACATGGTAGAGTGTTTGTCTACGTAGTTCTTTGACATGTTGGTTAAACACGGGAGACAGGCTTGGTGTCGGTGGGCTCTCCAAAAGCTTCACGAGTTGCTTCGATTGCAACCTCCCGTGCGAATTATTATTGGTGAAACATTGGTTTAGGTGAACCTTTTAAAAAGTTTCATATATTTATTATAAAACAAATATATGAATTTAAAAACCGTCACAAAAGAAGAGATGTTAAACATCTTATCTAAAAGTAAATCAATGCGAGAAGTAATTCTTTATTTTAATTTATCACCAAATGGTTCTGGTGGATATAGAAATATAAAAGATAGAATAACGAAATTAGAATTGCAAATACCAAAATATAATTACTATGGTGATGGTGAAAAGAAAATTAAACGTTTAGATGAAGATGTTTTCTGCATAAATTCAACATTTCCAAGACAGAAAATAAAAAATAGAATAATAAAGAGAAATTTATTAGAGTATAAATGTTGTGAATGTGGTAATACAGGTGAATGGAATGGTAAACTTTTAAGTCTTCATTTAGACCATGAAAATGGAATTAATAATGATAATAGAATTGAGAACCTTAGATTTCTTTGTCCAAATTGTCATAGTCAAACTGATAATTATGCTGGTAAAGCAAATAAGAAAATAATGGAGGGGTAAACCGAAATTGGTATCGGCCTAGTCTTGAAAACTAGTCAGCGGTGACGAACTGCTGTGTCGGTTCGAGTCCGACTCCCTCCGCAACCTATGCGGTGATTGTTTGGTTAATCTCCGCATCATGGAAGATGAAGGAAGGGTAGGTGACCCTCGCTTGTTTGGAAAACAAGAACCCATTAAGTTGGGCTGGCTTCGATTGCTACTTCTTCCGCTAGAGACAATGCAGTTATACAAAATCTTACAAGTAAGGGTAATGAAGTATTAGTGTTCGTGTAAATCGAGAGAGGCCGTAGAGCAGCCGCATTAAGAAAAGTTGAAGGAAATTAGCTCACTAAAACTAACTCTTAAATTTGTCTCTAAAATGGTGGACGTAGCTCAGTTGGTTAGAGCACTTGATTGTGATTCAAGATGTCGTGGGTTCGAGCCCCATCGTTCACCCAATATTATATGGTGTTAGAGTCGGATATTAGTTTGCCGAACTTGTCTGTGAAACAAGTGTTTAGAAATAATCATGCGGGTTCAATTCCCGTCTATCACCCATCAAGGGCATCTAGCTCAATTGGTTAGAGCACCTCGCTGATACCGAGGAGGTTGCTGGTTCGAGTCCAGCGGTGCCCACTTTTAATAGACATTATATCGGACATGTCCGATAAATATTGTGCCGTACCGAGCCATCCTGATAAGTTGGATATTCGTAAAGGTGTTGTAAATGAGATTTCAAAATTCTTCGGCACAACAAACATAATAGCAACGTACTATTATGGGTCATGTAGCTCAATTGGATAGAGCAGCCCCACGTAAGGGGTGGGTTATTGGTTCGAGTCCAATCGTGACCACTAAATTGCCCTATATCGCCTCGCACTCATAATGCGTAGAAAGCGTAGTTGGTTACAGGTGGGTTCGATTCCCTCTGGGGCAACGGGGATGGGAAGGTTGAACCTTGCTTGGTAGACCCAAGTTAGTCTTTAAAAAGACACCCGATTTGTACAAGAATTATAAGGTAACTTGACTAGAGAGTAACCATATTCAACGGGATGTTGGAATGGTGAAAATTTTCTAACCACTGTATGATTTTACTGGCAAATAAGGTAAGCGGGTTTGATTCCCGTCATCGCTAACATTGTGTAGTACCGTTGGTGTCTTATACACACTATACACGTAATGGCATGTTGAGATAACATCAAATACGGGTTCGAATCCCGTCTACACAACACAGAGTTTGTTTATATTTTTGTTCACTTTATGGTGTGAAATCAAAAATAATTTGGCTTTGTCGTATAAAGGCAATTACGGGTGGCTGTTAACCACTTTATCTAAGTTCGAGTCTTAGCGAAGCCGCAATAATAATGGGTCTGTAGTACTAACTGGACAAAAACTTTCGGCTGTTAACCGACACGATGTGGGTTCGAATCCCACTGGACCCGCAAATTTAAAATGGACCAATAGCACAATGGTGGTGCAATTGACTGTTAATCAATAGGTTGTAGGTTCGAGCCCTACTTGGTCCGCAATATCCCGACATATCTCCTCGCTCTCATAAGGCGTTGAAAGAGTAATTGGTCACATGACGGTTCGATTCCGTCTGTCGGGACCAAATTTTTAATTTGTAAATTGAAAATTAACATGCCTCTGTATTAGCCTCGTCTTCGAAACGAGAGACGTATAACGGAACGAAAATGTGGGTTCGAATCCCTCCAGAGGTACTTGTAACTGTGAAGGTTACATAAAGCCATAGAATAATTACGTAATAAAACTATGGTTTCGGGTATTAGGATAATGGTAGTTCGCTGGGGGCATTCCCAGAGGAGGTGGTTCGATTCCACTGTACCCCACTAAAATGCAGACGTAACCGTTCCAAGCTACGAACTTGGGAGACGTAATTGGAGTTGTAAATGTGGGTTCGATTCCCTCCGTCTGTTCAAATATGGCTCTATCGTTCAATGGATAGGACATTCGCCTTCTAAGCGAAGAATTGGGGTTCGAGTCCCTATAGGGCTACAAGTAGTTGCGTGGGTAAACCACTAACGAGTTAAGTCGTTAACCTTTCAGCGTCATGAACTGTTAGGGAGGGGATGAGTCGGTAGCCGATTGGACCGTAAGGTTTGTTCGGTAAATAAGCCCTAGCGTACCGATGTTGGTGAAAAACCAACGACTACACAAATGGAGAGTAATGCGGTATGGTTGCCGTCCTTGTTTGCTAAACAAAGGGTGCCTTCGGGCATGGGATTCGATTTCTCTGCTCTCCGCAAATGATTATCAATTATGTTGGTAATTATTATAAATTTATTCATTTATAATTTTTGCGTGGTATTAGTGGTTTTGGATTTAACATGATATTTATATTAAAACAATATCGTGGAAAACTTAAAAAGAAAATGTCCTATTTGTGCATTTGATATAACTTACAAATTAGCGAGTTCTCTTAAAACCGCAATCAAAAATAATAGTATCTGTAGAAAGTGTGCTAGTACTGGTGATAAAAACCCAATGTATGGTAAAACTGGTGATAAAAACCCATTTTACGGAAAAAAACACACCAAGGAAACTATTGAAAAACAATCTAAAATTAAGATAGGTAAAAAACATGGTAAGGAAACTATCAAAAAAATGAAATTACTTTTTGGTGGGGACAAAAACCCAATGTATGGCAAACCATTATATAATATTTGGCTTGACAAATATGGCGTTGATGTTGCTAATGAAAAAATGTTATCTTATAAAGAAAAACATTCTAATAACATGAAAGGAGATAAAAACCCAATGTATGGTAAACCTTCACCAAATGGCTCTGGTAATGGTTGGTCTGGTTGGTATAATGGTTGGTACTTTAGGAGTATTAGAGAATTAACTTATATGGTTAAAATAATTGAACGATTTAATTTAAAATGGGTTTCTGGTGAGTCCAATAAATATAAAATTGAATATATTGATTATAAAGGTAATAAGCGTAATTATTTTCCAGATTTCATCATAAATGAAAAGTATGTTATAGAATGCAAACCAAAAAAAATGTGGAATAGTGATAGTGTGATTAGAAAAACTGAAGCTGCATTAAGATACTGTAAAAAAAACGGTTTAATATATAAAAAAATAGATATTGGTACTCTAACTAATTTAGAAATAAAATCTCTTTATGAAAATGGTGATATTAAATTTTTACCAAGATATGAAAAAAAATATAACGAAAGATTTGTTATTTAAATAAAAATTTGTTACCTTTGTATAAAGAAAATAAAAATGAAGAATAGTTTAAATATAGAAATAACTCGCCCCTCTCAGATATTAAATATTATGAGAGGGGTGCCGTAACTAGGTGCTGGAAAATCAACTGAAGCCGCTAAACGTGTTGGCAACGGTATAATTCATTCAACTGATGCTATCATTGAAGATACGATGAATTACCGTGATTTTTTTGCTGATATGGCGGCAACTGGTGACTACAAGCCACTTAATCGTATGCATTCATTGAACTTAACCAATTCAATCAACTCGATGAAAGCTGGTATAACACCAATTATAATAGACAATACCAACATCAAGCATGCTGATGCTAAAGCATATGTTGTAGCGGCTCTTACAATGGGTTATGCTGACGAAAATATTCACTTTGTTGATGTGGGTACTGCTGGGTTATCTGCTGAAGAATTGGCCGCACGAAACACTCATGGGGTACCGTTAGATAAAATAAAACAAATGATGGCAAGTCATAAAGGACAAGGTGAAATAACCTTATACAAGGTATTAAACGCTAAAGATATGTATAGGCAATCTAATGTATTATATTCTGCTGTTGTGTTGGGTAAACAATCACACGATACGGTGGTCAACACTAACTATCCAGTAGATATACCAGATGGGTGGATAATAATTGCTCACCACATGACAATTGCGTTTGGTAAGGGTGTTGATAACAAAGATGACTTAGGTAAAGAAGTAACCCTAACTGTTAAAAAAGTTGGTGTTTCTGATATGGCCATGGCGGTACAAGTTGAAGGTTATCCATCTAACAATGCTATACCACACGTAACCATCGCCATCAACCCAGATGGTGGCAAGGCTGTGATGAGCAATGATATAACAAAGTGGTATGATGTTAAGCCTTTTGTAATAACTGGGGTAGTAACCAACATAGCTAAGAAAGATGGAATTAACAGCAAGTAGTATTTTAGAAAGTCTTAAGATAACAGAAGATGTGTTGGCTATCTTTCCTTACGGTAGTAGGATATATGGTACTGCTAATCTGGATTCTGACTATGATTTTATTATCGTTACTAAGAGTGCATTTCTTAAAAATGGTGCTTTTAAACAGAATGCTATATCATCGGTAGATAAAAAGATACAAGGTGTATTGTATTCAAGAAGTGGATTCATTGATGCAATAAACAACTACGAAATAGGTGCGTTGGAGTGCTTATTTTTAGACCCATCGTTGGTTATACTCCCTAGTAAGTTCTTTAAGATACAAAAGTGGGAAGAAAAACAGTTGGTTCAAAAGATAATAGAAAAAGCATCGGCTAGTTGGCATATTGCATCAATGCAATCAAAAGATGACTATAAAGAAAGTGCGAAGAAGGGCATATTTCATGCGCTTAGAATTCTTATGTTTGGCATTCAATTAAAAGAACATAAGCGTATTGTAAATTTTTCAGAAGCGAATGAATTAAAAGAAGAAATCAATCGTTTACCAGATGAAATGTTTGATGACCGTATGTATTTGAAGCTACGTGATGAATTAATGTTTAAATTAAGAGAAAAACTTGTGTAGTTAAAAATAAAATTGTACCTTTGTAGAATGAAAAATGAAGATGATAAACTAAATCGTCATTTAGATATTAGTGCCAAGCTAATTGATATGGGAAAATCACTAGTTGTTGAAGGAAAAGACGGGAATGATTTTGCGATTTCACAATGTGGAAACTTTATGATTATGCTTGGTGCTATTATTCTTGACGATAAAGATACTTATGATTTCGGTCAATTATGTGCTATGTATTCGGCCAAACGTTTATTGGATGGTATGGAGCAAAGCAATAGTGACATGACTAGCTTCATGAAAAATAAAGCTGAAAATGAAACGTATGACGAATATATAAAAAGAATAAACAAACTTAGGGGTAATAATGATTCCCCAACCAATTAATAGAATACGCACCCTTAGCTCAGTTGGATAGAGCAACAGTTTTCTAAACTGTCGGTCATTGGTTCGAATCCAATAGGGTGTACAATTTTTAACCCTTTAAAATACTAAAAATGTTAGCAATACAAGAATTTTTACTTAAAAATGGGTTAGATAAAGCAATAGCTAAATTTAATCTTAAGACACGTGATTACGGTACAAAGATATTGATGAAATATGACCAATTGTCTTCACCGACAATAATGGCTATGGCTGAAGTACAAGAGTGTCGTGGTTTGGTACTTGAAAAAGGTACTTGGAACGTCATGTCTTTGGCTTTTACCAAATTCTTCAATTCAGAAGAAGGCAATGCACATAAGATAGATTGGAATACAGCCCATGTTCTTGAAAAATTGGATGGTTCATGTATTCAAGTTTATTTTGATTGGACAACAAACACTTGGTTTGCTGCAACAACTGGTACTGCTGAAGGTGAAGGTGAGGTAAACAATAAGATGGGTACTACATTCAACCAATTATTCTGGGATACCGTAAAAGAAAAATACAACTTAGATTCTTCTAAATTAAAGAAGGGTTTTACTTATGTATTTGAGTTAACAACACCGTACAACATTGTTGTTAAACCACATGGTGAATCATCAGCTACATTATTAACGGTAAGAAACTTAGATACCTTAAAAGAGTTATCATTCGAAGAACTTACAGTAGTAGCTGAAAAGTTAGGTGTACCACGTGTTAAATCATATGATTTAAACACTAACAATGTTGGTGCGTTGATGCGTACTTTTGAAAATATGGTATGGCATGATGAAGGCTACGTGGTAGTTGACGCTAACCATAACCGTATAAAGATAAAGAACCCAGCTTATGTGGCTGTACATCACTTAAAGGGTAAGTCGGCAGAACATAACATCATGACTATTGTTAAAACGAATGAAATAGAAGAATTTGGTGCTACATTTCCAGACCGTAAGGATGAATTGTATAAGCTAAAAGAAAACTATGATGCGTTGATAAGCAAGCTTAATGATGTGTGGTTTGAATTGCAATCAAGCAAGCCAAAAAATATCATGCCAGAAGAAAAGAAAAAATATGCTAAGGCTGTTTTTGAGGTTTGTGCAAAACACGACCTTAAGACCTTTACTGGTTTGTATTTTGGTTTGGTGGATGGTAAGGTATCTTCAGTTGAAGACTTTATGTTTAACTATGACGACAAGGTGTTATATAAAATCCTTTAAGTAGAGATACTTAAGGGATTTCCCTTTATACGAAATAAATGAAAGTTTTAAAAGAAATATTGGAGAACCCATGGGTTGCTTCGCTAGTGGTGTTTACCGTACAAATTCTGATGTTATATATGCGCACCAAGAATATCGCTTATACAATTAAGCACAATATCTTTGGGGCCATTTGGACGAACAATGCATTTGCGGTGGCTTGGTTGTTTTCAACAACAATTGGGTTGAATTCGATGATTAGTGGTCAATGGCAACCAATAGTTGCGTTTCTATTGGGTGGAAGCCTAGGAACTTATTGGGGAGTTAAAAAAGATAAAAAAGATTTGGAAAAATCAAAATAATTTAGTACCTTTACATTATGGATAACTATAAAAAACAAAAAATTTCATTAAGATATTGGCTTCTAGGTCAAGGCTACTACAAAGCAGTAGAAGCAATGAATTTTGCTGAGAAATACCATAATGGTAAACGTAAAGATGGGCAAGAAGAGTTTTCACATCAAGTTTCTCAAGCTAATTTAATTAGGACTCTAATCCATCATATAACATTTAAAGAAGAAGTTTTCATCGTTATTTTCCTTCACGATATTTGTGAAGATAAAGGTATTTCATTTGAGGAAATTGAAAAACGATTTGGTAAAAGGGTTGTTGACGCTGTTAGATTGATTACAAAAGAATACCGTGGTGTGAAGATTACCAATGAGCAATACTACCCAGCTATGGCTGAATGTGAAATAACAAGCGTGGCTAAGGGTTGTGATAGGGTTCATAATCTTATGACTATGCTTAATGGATTTAAACCAACAAAACGTGTTTCATATATCAAAGAAACACAGGATTTTACTATACCTATGCTTAAGCAAGCAAAACGTAATTTTCCTCATCAAGAAAGTGTTTATGAGAATATTAAATTTATAATGGATAATCAAATTCAATTATATATTGCTTTGGATGAAAAATTAAATTTGGAGGTTTCAAATTAAATTCGTACATTTGTATTAATAACTTATATAATGAAAAAAATACTATTAATTTTATTTACTATTGTCGCTACTTTTTCATTGAAAGCACAATGTGTTGGTGTTCAATCAGCAACCGTATCACCACTTGGCCCGTATACTGGTGGTACAGTAATTACATTTTGTTATACCATGACTGGTTGGAACGGATTAAATGTCGGTAACAACTGGTTAGAGGGTTTCGATATAAACGTAAGTGCTGGGTTAATAGGTGTTACACCTATAGCACCACCAGTTAATTGCAATGGTGGTGGTGGAACTTGGTTATGGCGAACGGTTGTAAACACACCTTCTGGTACCGTAGGTCCAGGTTGGTTCTTTGAAGCACCGCTTGGTGGACCCACCGATGGCAACCCAGCCAATGATTATGGTGATTTTGGTTCTTGCACTTGGACATTTTGTTTTCAAGCAACGGTTGTTCAAGGTTGTAATCCATTGCCAATAACGGCACAAGTTACTGCTGGTGCTGACGGTGATTGGGGTACTTGGATAAATAATACATGCCCAACAACACCATACACAATACTAAATACTGTGTCAAATCCAACACCTGTAATAACAAGTCCAATATTTCACTAATACAAACAAACTATGAAACAATTTATTTTATTTTTATTTGGTATAACGCTATTAACTAGTGTTACATTTGGTCAAACTCAAGTTTGTCCAGACGCAGTGTGTGTTAACACTGCCAATCAAGATTACTTTGTTACCAATACAATTGGTTCAACCTATCAATGGACATTAACTGGTGGTGGTGTTATAGCTTCTGGTCAAGGTACTAGCCTAATTTTTATAAATTGGGGTAACGTAGCTGGTTCATATCAGTTACAAGTAATAGAAACAAACGCATCTGGTTGTGTTGGTACACCTGTTTTTTGTCAAATTGATGTTTATCCGTTTACACCAGTATCAATACAACCATTAGGCCCATTTTGTGCTGGTGACCCATTGGTTAACTTAGTTGGAAACCCAGCTGGTGGTACTTGGTCGGGTAATGGTGTTACTGGTTCTCAGTTTAACCCAGCTGCTGGCAATTCAACAATTACATATACGTTTACCAATGCTAATGGCTGTACATCAACAGCGACATACAATGTTGTGGTTAATCCGTTGCCAAACACATCACCAATTTATAAACAATAAATATGAAGAAGCTGATAACATTATTAGGGCTTATTACGATAAGCTTAACAACATATGCACAACAATTTGTGTTAAGCAATTGTGATGACAATTCAAGGCAACAAACATTTTATGTTACACCAACACCTAATTCAACTTACGAATGGGTATTTAACTCTGAAGTATTACCGTCTACAACTAGCGTGGTAACACTAGTTTTACCTAATACTGAAGGTGTATATACACTTAGTGTTACTGAAATTAACCAATATGGTTGCCGTGGCTTTGCTCAACTAACTCAAATTCAATTAGACCCATGTAGTATCTATATTCCTAATGCTTTTACACCTAACATTGATGCTTTTAATAGCGAATTTAAGGTATATTCATATGAACCTATTGGTGACTTTACGTTATTGATATTTAATCGTTGGGGTGAATGCGTCTTTTCAACTAAAAACCAAGCTGATGGTTGGAATGGCACTTACAAAGGACAACCATGTCAAGATGGGGTTTATGTTTATAAGGTTACTGGGACTGTAAATGGTAATGTTTATCAAAATATAGGTCATGTAACATTATTTGAATAATTTTTTTGGTGGTTTCAATTTTTATTTATACCTTTGCTTAAAATATAATAAATAGATATGACAATAAAACAAATCTTTGACGAAATAGCAGCTGAATCAAGCACCAATGCTAAGATTGAAATCCTTAAAAAATACAAGGATAATGAACTTCTTAAACGTGTGCTATATTTAGCAAATTCTAAGCGTGTTAAGTTTTTTATTAAACAACTTCCAGAATACAATTTTAAAGGTTTTGGCCCTAATTTTTTAGTTTGGGGGTTGACTGAGTTAGATAAAATTTCATCAAGAGAGTTAACTGGTACTGCCGCCACCGAACATTTAACAAAAATACTTGAAAGCTTGGAATCAGATGATGCGTATATTATTGAGCGTATCATTGAAAAGGATTGCAAGATTGGTATGGGTACTACCTTTATGAATAAGGTGTTTAAAGACCTTATCGAGGATACGCCTTATATGGGTGCCATTTCATTTGACGAGAAGAAAGCTCGTGCTATCTTCGATAAAGGTGGTATAGGGTTTTCTCAAATAAAGATGGATGGTCGTTATTGCAATGCTATTATCCGTAGTGGCGAAGTTGAATTGGAAAGTCGAAGTGGTGAACCAACGATTGTAACTGGTGCTAAGTTTTTAGCTGAACTTACAAAATTCCCTAATTGTGTATTGAATGGTGAATTAACCATGGATGGTGTACCACGTTATGATAGCAACGGTATGATTGCTTCTATCATAGATATACAAGGTAAACGGGGAGAACGTACACCAGAAGAAACTGCTAAGAAATTAGCTAACTTTGAAAAGAAACACGGTTCTTTTGAAGAAGCGTTAGATAACATTAGGTTTACCGTATGGGATGCCATTACTGTAGATGAATATTTTAATAAGATTTCTAAACGTGAATATAGTGAACGCTTTATAGCGTTGGCTTTACTTAAAGCTGAAGCTAAAACAACTATGGTTTCGCTTATTGAAAATAAGGTTGTAAAGTCTTATGCTGAAGCTATGGAACACTTTCAAGAAGTGCTTGCAACTGAAGTAAACGGTGTACCACAAGAAGGTACAATTCTTAAATCAGCCACAGGTGCTTGGAAAGACGGTAAACCAACATGGCAAATTAAAATGAAACTTGAGATGGATGTTGATTTGGTTATCGTTGGCTTCAACTACGGTACCAAAGGCACCAAAAACGAACATGTAATATCTAGCTTCAACTGTGAATCGTCTGATGGTCTTGTTAAGACCCGTCCTCAAGGTATCAAAGAAGATATGATGGTTTATATTACCGAAAATCAAGATAAATTGATGGGTAAGGTGTTGCAAGTAAAATGCAACGGCCTATCAAATGATAAAGATGGTAATTATTCACTTCTTTACCCAGCATTTGTTGCTGTTCGTGATGATAAAGATACTTGTGATAGTCTTGAAAGTATCAAAAACATTGAAAACATGGTTAAATCTTTAACAAAATAAATATGATAACATTATTAATAATATTAGCCATACTTTTAACAATAGCAGTTTGTGTTGCATTGTTTTTAACTTATCAATTTAATAAGATAAAGAATAGGGTTGAAGATACAGTAATTGATGCTGTAAAAGAAACCATAGTTAAACATGGCCCAGAAACAGTTAAATATATTAAAAACAAAATAGATAAAAATTAACATGAAAAAAATCTTAACATTAATTTGCGTTTTATTCGCAACAGTAACATTTGCACAATCTAGTGCGGATACCACTAAATCTAAAGTTGGTGGTTATCTATCAATAGGTTTATCAGTAACAAACAGTGATGATTTTTTCACCAGTTCTTATACTGGTCTTGAAGGTGGTGTTACTTATGAAAATTTTGGTGCTGGTCTTGTATTAGGTCGTGGTAGTCTTAGGGGTATGGCTTCTAAAAACGATGCTCTAAGCAATTATTTTTATGAGGTTAAGACATTCTATTGTTTCCCTATTAAAAGGTTCACTGGTACCGTATTATTTGGTTATGGTGGGTATTTTAACACATCACATAACTTCATTGAATATGGTGGTGGTGTTTCTTACGGTGTTGGCCATTTCAGTTACGGAATTACGTACAGCAATTGGGATGGAGTAAATTACTTAACCCCTAGTATAACTTATAACTTTTAAAATAAAAAAATGAAAAAGCATATTTCGTTCCCCTCAATTGAGCAGTTTAGAACTGTTGTTGCTACAGTTAACCGTCAATTTAATTTTGTTGGTTTAGATGAAAATGGTGAAGCCATTTATGACCATAAAAAAGAAAAACCTACCTTAACATTTAAGGGTACTGTTAAACTTCACGGCACCAATGCTGGTGTTTGTTTTAACAATGTGGGTGGTCTTTGGGCCCAATCTCGTGAAAACATCATAACCCCAGATAGCGATAACGCTGGCTTTGCTTTCTTTGTTGAAAGCAATAAAGATGTGTTCATGAATTTAATCAATATGGTTGCTAAACGTAGCAATGTTGATTTGAATGATAATACCATTTCTATATATGGTGAGTTTGCGGGTGGCAACATACAAAAAGGTGTTGGTATAACCAATTTACCTAAGTCTTTCTTTATATTTGGTGTTAAGGTAAGTCCTTTTCCAATTGAAGGTGAAGATAAACCACGTACCGCTTATTGGGTTGATTATACTGACTTAGGTAATTCTGAAGTTCGTATCTATAACATTGATGACTTCCCAACATATAGCCTTGAAATCGATTTTAACTACCCAGAATTGGTTCAAAACAAGTTAAGTGAACTTACACTTGCTGTTGAAGAAGAATGTCCTGTAGCGAAGGCTTTTGGTTTCTCTGGAGTTGGTGAGGGTATTGTATGGTCTTGTGAATACAAGGGTGTTGTACACAGATTCAAATGTAAAGGAGAATTACACGCTGGAAAATCTAAAGTTACAACTTTAAAACCTGTTGATGATGTTAAAATAAATAAAATAATCAATGTAGTTAACCAAGTTACACCAGTTTGGAGAATGGAGCAAATGCTTAGTGAAACATTTGATTTAATCAATGGTGGTGAGATAGATATTAAACAGTTGGGGTCATATATTAAAGCTGTGATTAACGACATCATAAAAGAAGAAACGATAACTTTAAATGAAAATGGTCTAGAACCTAAAGATATCGGTAAATATGTTTCTGAAACTAGTAGAAAATACTTTTTCCAAAGATTAAATGAGGTAACAGGTATAAAATAAAAGGGTGATTCACCCTTTTATTTTCTATCTATTTTTATAGCGTACATGGTAAAAAAGGGTTAAAAAAGGGCGTTCCGTTATCAGAATTAAATAAAAAGGGTATTAGTGAGGGTCTTAAAAAATTTTATAAAAATGGTGGTGTTTCAAATAGAGTCGGAGTTAAGTTAAGTGATGAAACGAAACAAAAAATAAGTGATTCAAATATTGGTAAAGTTTTTTCAGAAGAACATTTGGAAAATTTAAAAAAAGCATTTAAAAATAGAGATTACGATGGGGCTAAAAATCCATTTTATGGGTGTGGTGAAAAGATTAAAGGCGAAAAAAATCCTATGTATGGTAGAACTTTTTTCC